CTCTGAACCCGTGGGTCTGCCGCTGGGAACAGGCATTGACGAAACCGCTGCTCAGCCCAAAGGAAAAACGGGAATACAGTATCAGGTTCAATGTGGACGGACTGCTGCGCGGCGATTATCAGAGCCGGATGAACGGCTATGCAGTCGGCAGACAAAACGGCTGGATGAGTGCCAATGATATCCGGGAACTCGAAAATATGGATAAAATTTCTGAAGAGCAGGGCGGTGACCTTTATCTGGTCAATGGAAACATGATCAAGATGACGGATGCCGCCACGAACCCCAGAGAAAAGGACAGCGCGTAAGTGCTGACTTTATAGTACACCTTTTGAATCAAAATATCTACAGATTAAGGAGAATTTTATGACGATCAATGAACTTCGGGAAAAAAGAAACACTGCGTGGGAGAATACCAAGGACTTTCTGGAGACCCACCGCATGGAAAACGGCCTCATCTCGGCAGCAGATGCCAAGACCTACGACAAAATGGTGCAGGACATCCAGAGTTATGGTGAGGAAATCGAACGGTTGGAACAGCTGCAGAGCATGGAGGACACCCTGCGCAGGCCGACTGCAGCACCGCTGACCGCACGTCCCGGCAGCAAGGCAGGACGGGCATCCGACGAGTATAAAAATGCTCTACTGACCGCCCTGCGCACGAACTTCAAGGATGTGGACAGCATTCTGCGTGAAGGGCAGGACGAATCCGGCGGCTATCTGGTGCCGGACGAATATGACCACCGTTTGGTCGAGGCATTGGAGCAGGAGAATATCTTCCGAAAACTGGCAACGACCATCAACACCACCGGCCTGCACAAGATCAATGTGGCAGCTGTAAAGCCTGCGGCAGCATGGGTAGAGGAGGGCGAAGCCCTGATCTTCTCCGATGCAACCTTTGATCAGGTAATTCTGGATACCTACAAGCTGCATGTGGCGGTCAAGGTGTCGGAAGAACTGCTGTACGATAATGCGTTCAACCTCGAAACCTATCTGCTGAACAGCTTTGCAAAGGCACTGGGCAATGCCGAGGAAGAAGCGTTCCTGACCGGAGATGGCAAGAATAAGCCCACGGGCCTCTTGAACGCCACCGGCGGCGGTGAAGTCGGCGTTACGACCGCCGCAGACAGCATCAAGGCAGATGAGGTCATCGACCTTGTGTATAAGCTGAAGCGGCCGTACCGGAAAAATGCCGCATTTATCACCAGCGATTCGACTCTGGCACAGATCCGGAAGCTGAAAGACAGCAACGGGAACTATCTGTGGCAGCCTGCGCTGACCGCAGGGGAGCCTGATCGTATTCTGGGCTATCCGGTGTATACTTCGGCCTATATGCCGAAGATCGCCAAGGGTGCAGCAGTCATGGCATTCGGTGATTATTCCTACTACAACATCGGCGACCGCGGAACCCGGAGCATTGCGGAACTGAAAGAGCTGTATGCTGCCAATGGTCTGGTAGGATTTGTCAGCAAGGAGCGTGTGGATGGCAAGCTGATCCTGCCGGAGGCAGTGCAGATCATGAAGATGAAAGCAGCGTAATGCAGGGTGGGTCGGCCGACCCTACCACGCAAATACCATCGCAGGGCCTGTGCGAAAGCATGGGCCTTTTTACATACAGGTGTCATTTCTCATAAAAAGCTGAAGCGGTTTACATCTTGAGTTTGAGGAGGAACCGCTATGTCACAGGTTTGCAAAATTACAGAACCGTTGTGCAATATCACGCTTCAGCAGGAAAAAAATTGGGCACCAGAGGAGGTGCAGGGTGACTATGATTATTTTATGGCGCAGAAAGCAGCAGAACTGCTTCTGGAAAACAAGCTGATCTCGTTGTCGGAATTCGACAAATTGACCGAACTGAACCGCAAGACATTCTACCCGTATCTGTCCGAACTGATGCCGAAAATCGCTTGATAATAAGTCGAATTGACGGTAGCATACAACATGGAGGAGGTGACGGCATGCCATGAAGACCGTGTCAAGAATCGACCCGATTCCGAGGAAACAGAAAAAACTGCGTGTGGCAGCCTACTGCCGGGTGTCTACGGATATGGATGCCCAACTGGAAAGTCTGGAAGCCCAGAAAAGCTACTACGAAAACTATATCGGCAGCCGTGCAGACTGGGTGCTGGTAGGCATCTATTACGATGAAGGCATCACCGGCACCAAGAAAGATAAACGCCCCGATCTGCTCCGCATGATGGAAGACTGCGAAGCTGGAAAAATCGACTTCGTCCTGACAAAATCCGTCAGTCGGTTTTCCCGGAACACTGCGGATTGTTTGGAGCTGGTGCGCAGGCTGATGGAACTGCACATCCCCATCTATTTTGAAAAAGAAAACCTGAACACCAGCGAAATGGAAGGGGAGTTCCTGTTGTCCACGCTGAGCAGCTTGGCAGAAAGTGAATCGGTATCCATTTCCGAAAACAGCAAGTGGTCTATCCAAAATCGGTTTCAGGATGGTACTTACAAACTTTGCTCTGCACCGTATGGCTACCGCTGGGATGGAAAAAATCTTGTGGTAGACCCTGTGCAGGCGAAAGTGGTGAAGCGCATTTTTGCGGAGGTGCTGGCTGGCAAAGGAGCAGGAACGATAGCTGCCGACCTAAACGATGATGGTATTCCTGCCCAGCGGTGCGACCACTGGACATCGACCTCCATCCTTGGAATGCTGACCAACGAGCGGTATGTGGGAGATGCCCTGCTTCAGAAAACCTTTACGGATGAGCAGTTCAACCGGCACCGGAACACGGGTGAAATGGATATGTATTGTGTGCAGGAGCACCACGAGGCAATTATCAGCAGGGAGGACTTTGATGCTGTTGCAGTGCTTCTGGAACAGAGGGCGGCAGAGAAAAATATTCAGAAAGGCGTAAATAAATATCAGAACCGCTATACCTTTTCCGGCATCATCCGGTGTGCAGAATGTGGTAGCACATTTAAGCGCAGGGTGAACTCCGGCAAATGTGGCAAGTATGCCGCATGGTGCTGTGGAACACATATAGCGGACAAAACCAAATGCTCCATCCAATCTGTCCGGGATGAGGATATTAAGCTGGCGTTTACCACCATGCTGAACAAGCTGATTTACGGAAACAGCTTGATTTTAAAGCCCTACTTAAAAGCTCTGAAAAATACCTTACAGGATGAAAGTCAGCTGCGCATCCAGTATTTGCAGGGGCTTGTCGCACAAAACACGGAGCAAAGGGAAACTTTGACCCGTCTGATGGCGCAGGGATACATCGACCAGGTGCTGTACAGCCGAGAAAACAATGGCTTGCTGGCACAGTGTGAAGAATTCCGATCGGAAATCGAAACGCTGAAAAAGAGCCGGACCACACGTGCAGTGCAGACGGCGGAAACAGAAAAATTGCTGAAGTTCGTGGAAAAAGCCGAGATGCTGGAGGAATGGAACGAGGATTTTTTCCAGCAATTCGTAGATTATATTACAGTCTATTCCAGAAACGAAATCGGCTTTGTTCTGAAATGTGGGCTGACGCTTAGGGAAAGAATTTGAGATGCTATACGGATACAAAATTGTAGATGGCAGAGCTGTGGTGGATAAGCCTGCTCAGAAGAAAATTCAACTGCTTTTCCAGAATTATCTTGCAGGTATGTCGCTTTCCAAAGCCGCTGAAAAAGCTGACATCCATATCCCACATGGAATGGTGGTAAAACTGCTGTCGAATCAGCATTACCTTGGAGACAATTTTTATCCGCAGCTTATCGACAAAAGCACCTTTGAAAAAGCAGCAGTGGCACGAAGGCATCGCGCAGAAAAGTTGGGGAGGACAAACCTGAAAAAGCCCACAGTCCAGAAAACGGTGCCCATGGCTTTCACGCTTGCGAAAATCGAGGAATATTATGATGACCCTGCGCGGCAGGCGGAGTACCTGTACAGCCTGATTCAGGAAGATGTTGTATGATGGAGGAAGTCGAATGAAAAGTATTACGGTCATCCCTGCACGGAAAACAGCAAAGGGGGTGCCCCTTGCAAGTCAGCAGAAACTTCGTGTCGCTGCCTACTGCCGTGTCAGTACCGACAGCGATGAGCAGGCCACCAGCTACGATGCCCAAATCAAATATTATACAGAGTTGATTGAAAACAACCCAGAGTGGACACTGGCAGGCATCTTTGCGGACGAAGGCATCTCCGGTACCAATACGAAAAAGCGTGACGAATTCAACCGTATGATCGAAGAATGCAAGGTTGGAAATATCGACATGGTGCTGACGAAATCCATCAGTCGGTTTGCCCGGAATACGCTGGATTGCCTGAAATACATCCGTATGCTGAAGGAAAAGGGCATCGCGGTCTATTTCCAGAAAGAGAACATCAACACGCTGGACGCCAAGGGCGAGGTGATGATCACCATCATGGCATCTCTTGCTCAGCAGGAATCGGAATCCATCAGCAAGAATGTGAAACTGGGCATCGACTTCCGCAATAAGCAGGGAAAGGTGCAGGTGAACCATAACCGCTTTCTGGGGTACACCAAGGATGCCGAGGGGCACCTCATCATTGACCCGGAGCAGGCAGAAGTGGTAAAGCGCATCTATCGGAAATATCTGGAAGGTGCCAGCATGGATATGATCTGCCATGGACTGGAAGCGGATGGCATCCTGACCGGGGCAGGAAATAAGAAGTGGTACACCAGCACAGTTAAGAAAATCCTTACCAATGAGAAATACATCGGGGATGCACTGCTCCAGAAGACCTGCACCATCGATATCCTGAACAAGACCCGTGTGGCCAATAACGGCATCGCACCTCAGTATTATGTAGAAGATGACCATGAGGCCATTATCCCCAAGGAAATCTACATGAAGGTGCAGGAAGAACTGGTACGCCGCAGGAATGTGCAGGCAAGCCCCAGCGGTAAAAAGCGGATGTACAGTTGCACACACTGCTTTTCGCAGATGGTGGTCTGCGGAAGTTGCGGTGAAGTTTTTCGACGTATTCACTGGAACAACCATGGTTGCCGCTCCATTGTCTGGCGGTGCGCCAGCAGGCTGGAATAGAACGGTACAGTCTGCAATGCTCGGACAGTCAATGAAAAAGAACTGGAACAGGTCGTTTTGAAAGCCTTGAACGAAATGCTTGGTTCAAAGTCTACATACAAGGAGCAACTCCAGAAAAATCTGATGCAGGTCCTTCGGAATGACACTTCTGCCCAGAAAGACCGCATTGCAGAGCGGCTGCTGGTTCTTCAACAGGAATTGTTGAACCGTGCCAACAACCGGGAAGCCTACGATGATGTTGCCGAGGAGATTTTCCATCTGCGTGAACTGCAACAGCAGACCGATTCCGATGAGACCACTAAGGCCATTCAGATGGAGCGAATCAAGGAGTTGCAAGATTTTATCGGACAGCAGAGCAATGAGCTGACCGAGTTTGACGAAAAACTGGTTAAACGCTGGCTCCGGCAAATCACGATCTGGGATGACCACTACACCGTGGAGCTGAAGTCTGGACTGAGTATTGATGTGCCTGCGTGAAAAATGATGTGAGAGAAGAGAATAAGGATAAAAGATAAGCCGCCAGTGTACCGTGTGATTTTGACACATGATACGCTGGCGGCATTTTGTAATTAAAAATATAAGGAGTATTAGAGAAATTTAGAGGATGAGATCCCACTTCTTTTTGCAGATCTCAATAAGTTCAGACTGTCGTTTCTGTACAATAGCAGGAGTCCATGTGGTGTAATTAAGAACCTGTGTAGTCAGTGCAAAGGAAGAAACACCTTTTGTTTTGAAATACTTTTCCTTTTTGACTGGGAATTCGTAGTTCTGCGCCTGTGAATTCTTTCGTTTGGAAAGCGGCAGAATGTTTCCGAGTTTATGTAGCCACTTTTCTCGCTCGACAGGATCGGGCCAGTCTTTTTCCCATTGACTTCCGGGAGCAACTGTCTGGGGCAGAACATGTTCAATGGTAAGAAGTTTGGAATCATAGTATGCCGAACCATCCGATACAAAGGAGTCGAGCCGGAGTACCAGATAGTTGCGCTTGTTGGAAGTCATCTTATAGACATCGGAACCCAGGCGTGTGAGGAAGTCCTGAATCTCGGCGGCAGAAAGTTCGATAGAGGGACCAAAGTCTGCCACAGCAGGGTTTTCTAGATCGGCTAGAACCTTGGCATAGCGGTCGATTCGGTGGGTAACATCCGTAGAGGAAATGCGCATATAGGCAGCCAAGCGTTCCAGTTTGCTGAAAAAACGCTGTAGAAGCACAGCGTTGTCTTTGTGCTTCACATAGTAAAGCATGGCGACCGGGAGCCAATCGGAGTTATCAATCCGGTTCAGCCAGCGGAGAATGTTATTAACATCCTCGGCACCAGCGTAATGACTGCTGGAAATTATGTCATAGGCGTTTGCAAAGGGCTCTAGGGTGTTGTCAATAAAATCAATAGCTATAGGACAGGTGATGGCAGGCAGAACGAACTTGTAAAACTCCTCTTGCAGGGATTTTTTGGCTTTGGCCTTCATCCGGATCATGCGGATATGGCCGAAGAGGTCGTTAAATCCGGATCGGCCAAGCTGAATTTCAAGGGATTCCCATTTTTCATTGTAATCCTGCTGCCAGCTGTCTGGCGTGATGGCTCCAATCACATCTGCCTTGATGATATCGGTGACAAGCAAATCCATACCGCGATTGTTCATGACCGAAAAGATGCGGAACGCAGATTGCTCGGTGGGGGTAGATACTACAATCAGTAGACAGCGCTGTACCAGAAAAGCACCAAAACGAACCAGTTCGGCCTCCGAGGCAAAATTAGCCACTAGAAG